CGTCAGCTTGCAGGTTATCATATCTCGGTTTATTTTAAAATGCTTCACCAGCAGCGGAGAGACCTTGATAATTTTTCTTACCGCCAGTCTCAGCTCCGATGAAAGCTTATAGTCAGGCGCTACGGAAAAAAGCCGGGCGAACCTCGGCTCGGTCAGCATCAGAATAATGAATATGACCGCCGAAACAAATGTCTTGAAATTCTTGCGGGCAATTTCAAGGATAGCCGTGGAATAATACCGCCTGCCGTCCCTGCCCTTGGTGCACAGCACCGCAGCGATGAACAGCATCGCATAATCTTCCAGCCCCGTAAGCATAGGGCAGTTAAGGTCAGGGTGTACCATAAGGCGGAGAATGCCGCTTATCCGCTTGTATTCCGCCATGCTCACATACGCATCGGGGTTTCTTCCGTCCGCAATTTCAAGCCATTTTTCGCACTGCTTCTTTACGTATCGTCCGACCTTGCCGTCGGTCTCATTAACACAAAAAAGGGCGTATCTGTATGCCCTTGTATCGGTGATATTCAAGCAAAATACGCCCTCCTTTTTCACTCAAAAATACTGCTTTTCCTGTGCATAAACTCCCAGCACTCGTTGAGATATGCCTTTCCGCTGCCGTCCGACCTGCCGAGTATTTTTATCTTGCAGGCATCGGCAAGCAGGAGCTTGTAATCAAGGATATCAAGCTCGTTTATGCGGTCAAAGTCAAACCCCGTATGTTCTCTGACAATGCGTTCGCCGAATGTCAGCACAGGGAGCTTGGTCTCTTCCTCGTCATGCTCAAAATCGGGCTTGTCGGGTATGCCGTAGATATCCGCAAAGTCCTCGCAGTAGTCGTTTACAGCCTTGATATAGCCGCTCACAAACTCACACAGGGACTGTATGGGCATATCCTCGGGGATCTCCGCCAGAAGATATGCCGCCCTTTTTATCTCCCTGCCGCTGCGGGCAATGTTGATAACGTCCCATGTGTGCTTTGAGCATACGGGAACATTGATAATGCCCACAGGCGGAAGAGCAACGGGAAAAACAGGCTTTTCAAACGGGGTTATTCCCCACTCGCAGTCCATACATGACCTGCCTTTGCATCGACCATGAGCATGAACTCACCCGAATCATAAAAAGGCTCCAGGGCATATGCACACGCAAAGGGAGTTACGCTGTCCTGCTTCCATACAGCGTCAAAGCCGCTTGTGTTCTTGCCGATAACAACGACCACGGTATCGCCGTACTTCTTGTCATCGTGCTTGAATGCAACAACGTGAACAGTCTCGTCCATGTTGCCCAGACCGCCCACAAAAGTAAAGCCAAAGCCCGACGTGGTATCTTTGGAATACTTTGCGGTAGGGTACTGCTTTGCGATAGTCTCGCCGTTTGCATTGAAGAGTTTGAAGTTTGATGTGCCCTTTTCATCGGAGATAGCATCAATTTTCATCTCGCCCAGGTCTGACTTGTCGGAAAGGTTGGAAGTCTCCACCTTTACCTCGTAGCCGTCTTTAAGGTAGCCTATCTGGTTATCCTCAACCATAATGCCCGAAATAAACTTGATGACCGCAGCCGCTTCCTCCGGTGTGATGGCTTTGGTATCCGCAACCTTGGGAAATGTACTTGCGTCATAGTCGGCGCTGTAAACACGGCCAGAGCCGTAATAGGTCTTTTTGGTCATTGCCATAGATCATTCCTCCTCGATATGTTCTGTAATATCAAACACATACTGTGTGTAGAACAGATTGTTTGTGCTGTCGTAGCCCATGGTGCAGGAAAACTCGCCCGCTCCCGCTGCGGCAGCCTCGAATTTCTTTTCTCCCTCAAAATCGCTTTTCTGCTTGCTTTCACGGTAGAAAAACGTAATTTCAAGGGGATAATGGCGGTAAAATGCCATTTCGTCAGCACCGTCAAAGTCCTTTTTGGGAATGTTATAGGTGCCGAAGCGGTGCTCACCGGGAACAGCCCTGAAAGAGTGCCATTCCATGCGCCCACATATTTTTTTGGCTTCCGCCAGTATCTCTTCAAAGGTCATTGACCGTCCTCCTCGGTGTATATCCGCTTTGCACGGAACTTTATCTCGCTGTGCCTGCTGCCCACATCATCGGCAGGGGAAATAAGCTCATATACCACGCCCCCCGATACAGCTCTGTACTGCATGGGTGTAATGCGCATAAGCGCAGGCTGATATCTGCACTGTATCGTTACCGTCAGCGCCGCCTCATAGCCTGCGTTGGCTATGAAAAACTCGTTTCCGCTAAGTCCGTTGATGTAGCCACGACAGGTGAGGTGGTCTTCCCATACATCGTTCACCGACCGCTGGAAGCATATCACAGCATTGAGCTGACCTGCCGTTATCATAGGTAATTCACCGCAATTCCGCCCAGTATCTGCTTTACCGTGGGATTTTCCCTGCCGTTGGCTATTTCGACAGAGCGGTTGTCGTACATATCAATGCACAGGCAGTTGAATGCGTGTATCACTTCCGGATAATCGTCCAGCCGTTCATCTGTAAGCCCCGTGTAGGTGCGTATGTAGCCCTTGGCAGCTTCCATAATGTCTTCGATAAGGCTGTCGTCAAGGTCGTAGTCAATGCGCATCGCAAGCTTTACGCTTGCCAGAGTTGCCTCGCTTAGTTTCATGGGCTTCCTCCTTTTCAGGCTCGACTTCGGAAATATATCCGCAGCGGAGAAGCTCGGAAGCCGCCGCCTCGGACAGCTCCCTTACCTCGCCCTTGTACATACTTACCTTGCCTGCGAATGACACGTTTGCTGTGTACATCATCAGCCGCCTACCTTAGGGCAGGAAGCGACGACATAAGCGTCCTCGTTCACAGGCTGACCGTCAAGCCACATAATGGTCAGGATACCCTTCATGCCGTACTCCGCATACTTTTCGTTGAGTATCTGCATAGACATATCGGGGTTGAGATTTACCTTGTATGCCCTCGCAAAATCGCCGAAAAGGATAGGGTGCGTCTCGCTGCCCATATTGTCCATAGCTTCGGAAACCAGCACAGGCTTGCCGAGAATGGTGCCGACATAGCCGCTTGTAAGGTCGTTCTGGTGGAAGATATAATGACCGTCGCCGTCTTTCAGCAGTCTTACAGCGCAGAGGGTGTCGTTGCTCATTATCCATGCTGCGTCCTGCTGATAGAAGCTTTTGAGGGAATGGAATATCTTCACGATCTCGTCAGCGGTGATGGCAGCGGCAGACGCAAGTGTGAACGCCGTGCCGGACTTTACAAGTCCCTTGGGCTGGTCTGTGCCTGTGCCCTTGATGATAGCGGTCTCAGCCTTTACAGCCATGTCACGCAGGGTCTGGTTCTCGACCTCTGTTGCGATGTCAAAGGCATTCTGGTTGATTACTTCAAGGGAGAGCTTTGCCAGAGCAGTAAGCTTGTGGTGCTTTATCTCGATGGTCTTGAACTTTGCGGCGGAAGAGGTGATCTCCTCAATTTCGCCTGTCCAGCCTGCGGATATCTTGTTGTCGTTGTCCGCTACGATCTGTTTGTAGGTGCCTGCGCTGTTTACCACAGATACACGGTTAACGATACCCGAAAGCTCGGTGAACTTGTGAATAATGTCCTGCGAGAACTCTGAGGGGATAATGTTTCCTGTTGTGGAAGTGGTCATCTCTCCCGCTCTCAGCTCATTGCCTCTGATAAAATCGGATACGATATCCTTTGCGGCTCTCTTTTCCTCGCCGTCATCGGCGATGAGATCTGAACCGCCGTCAAGGTCACAGCCTGTGTCGTTGACCTTCTGGGCACGCTTTTCAAGCTCAATGGAACGGTCAGTGTCTGCGATCTCCTTGTCAAGGGCTTCAAACTGTGCCGCCTCTTCATCGGAGACCGCACGGTTCTCCTCCTTTGCCTTGCCGAGAATAGCGTTCATCTGTGCGGTGAGCTGTCCTCTCTTTTCGATAAGTGACTTTAAATTCATGCTTTTTTCCTCCTTGTTTTGGTCGTTTGGGTATAAAAAAGCCGCCTTGCAGTGCTGCTGTGCAGCCCACTGCAAAACGGTCATTTTGATTATGGGTATAATCGTTTTTTTACTTGCTTTCTTTGAGATATTCCGCATATCTTCTGCGGTATTCGTTCAGGCTCATGCCGTTTGCTCCCTCAGGATAATCGGGTTCATCACGCTGAACGCCGTCATCTTCCCAGCCGCAAACGGGGCAGATCTCAAAACAGTTGTCTTCTTCAAAAGTGTGCTTTCCGCATACAGGACAAATTTCACCTTTCATTTTTGCGCCTCCGTATCTCGCTGTTTCTGCTTTTCATAGTATTCAGATTTAGCGATAAACATTGTCTTAATACCATGCTTCGGATTGCCTTTGACGAAATCACCCGTTTTTGTATTGTAACGCACAACAAAGCCATCTTTGGCTTTATGTCCGACAATACCGCTTCCAATAGGCTTTTGAACTAAATCAAGGGCAAGTCTGCCGTAGCCTTTCATATCATAGCCCCTTGCTTCATATTCTGCCTTATGGCTTGATGTTTTGGGATTATCACATCCATACCAATGGTTCGCAAGATTTGTCGAAGAAAAGCCCTTCTCAAATTCATTTGGACCTGCTGCACTGATATAGCTGAAATCTTCCGAAGATTTTATTATACCACTTTCAGCGGATTTGTCAATACTTTCGGAAAAACTTGAAGCGCCGCCAACGCCCTCCTTGCACCACATTCCCTTTGCGTTTCTCGCCTGTGACGGGTCATATCTCACCTCATACATTCAGGGCGGTGCTTCTGCCGCCTCGGCTCTCAGCTCCAGCTCTCTCATTCTCACCCGGGCAAGGCGGGCTTCGTAGGCGCTGTAGTCGGGAAGAGCATCGGAAATATCTGGTTCGGCACGATTCACAACTTCTCTTATGTTCTTTAATGTCCTTGCTGTAGAAGATAATTTGCCCGGAATGCTGTATAATTTATTTCCTCTGTTATCATGTTCGCTTACATGAATTGCTTTTCCACTGCCGCTTAAGTCAGCAACAAATTCATTTGTTCTGTTTGTTGTAAAATAGCCGTATTTTTCGTTACCGATTTCAAATGTAGTGCCCGATATAAGATAGCTGCCATTGCTGTCACTTACTGTAAATCTTTGATTCGCAGTTATATTTCTCGGAAGCTCAGCAATAAGTTCATCGTACTCATCTTTTTCAAGGTCATTATTCTTTAAGCTTTCTGCATAATGAACAGAAAGCCGTTGTGTTTCTTTGATAAGCTGCTCATTGTTTTTAATAAAATCCTGACTTTTGGCAGCATTATCATTCTTGGCAGGCTTATCCGTAAATTCTGAATCGGCTACCACATACGCACTCTTACCGCCCTTAGAAAACAGCACACCTCCTGTACCGCCTCCGCTTGAATCGGTAAAGCGTCCTGTGTTGGGGTCGTGATAGGGATTAAAGCGAAGCTCCGTAAAATCCGCTTCTTCCGCTCCCTCGTCAGCTCTCAGCTCAATGGAAGTGCCTGCATAACAGGGACGGTAACGGTCATCTATCAGCGATACCTCGGAGATGCTCAGCGCCTTTACGTGCCGTCTGGGTACGCCCTGAGAGCGCTGTTCTATTTCGGTGTCGGTAGCCTTAAACCCGAAGCTCCAGCCACGGAGAAGCCCGTTTCTTGCCTTTTCCACAACTTCCTCGTCAGTGATGTCCGCCGATGCCCTCAGCCCGATGCTGTCCTCTGTAAGGGCGAGAGTGCCCTCGGATGTGGAACCTATTCTCCGCCCCTTGTCGTGATTTAGCAGCATATCAACATTCTTTGCCGCCCTCAGAGCATTGCCGAAAGCGCCTGCGGCGATCTGCTCAACGCATTTGCCGCATTCGGGGCACATCACAATGCGGCTGTCACGCTCGACGGCATTAACATAGCCCTCAATGTGCAGGACACCGTCCGCCCTTATCTCAAAATCCATCTCATCACCCTTTCTTGACTCCTCGAAATCGAGGGGGTTATCCGGGTCGATTTCGACCCCTTTTACTCATAGATCCTCTCTATGCCATATTCAACAGCGCACTGGTGCTCTATTTTGCACCCTCTCGCAGTATCCCAGCCGGGGCAGAAATAGATAATGTCCGCATCGGCAAGCAGTTCAAGTGACTTTGAAAGATATTTTAAAGGGATGCAACCGTTCTTAGGGTCATAGTCTTTAAAATAGCTTTCAAGTATTTCAACATCTTCACCGTAATACTTGGAAAACGCCTTTGCCACCTTTTCTCTTTCACGGAGAATTTCATCCTTCGTTTTGTCTCTCATAGGCTGAGAAATAAATATTTTTTTCATAACATCATATCCTTTCAATTTCATTTTGGCATAAAAAATGCGCCCGGTCCTCTAAAAAGAACAGAACGCATTCATTCCTCGTCTTCACCGTCTCCCGCAAGAATAGCCCTGAGAAGAGCCGTTCCATCGTCAGCCTGAACGTTGATATTTGCTATCTTGGCTCTGGACTGCGGCGAGAGCGACAACTCATTGCAGCAGCGGAAGAGTATCTTTGTATTTTTCTCTCTTGCGGAAAGAACGTCCTTGGCATATATGAGTGTGGGGTCAGCATTGCAGGCCTTGTCTATCTGCTCCAGACTGTCTATCGCAATAACACACTCCTGCAATATCCACACATCAAGCTTGCACAGGATATCCGCCTCTTTCAGCTCCGCCACAATGAGACGAAAAATCTTCTTCTGATTTGCCGTCAGCCACCCGGGAGCAGTCGGCGGCTTTTTGCTTTTGCCCCTGAGCTTTTCCTCTTTGTCTGAACGGGCTTCCTTCTCCTCTTTCGTCAAATGCTTGGACGTAACGTTGACGCTTTTAGCAGGTCTGCTCACACTCTCACCTCCGAAAATTTCATTTAGGGAATTTTTTGTGTACAGAGGGCAGGCGTTGGTCTAAAAAGACTTTATCTGACTAAAGCACACGGTCCGGGGGGATATCAGCCGAATATGGGAGAAGCTGCCAGGGTCCGCAGCATATCTGCTGAAATATCGCCCTTTTCTGCGGCTTCGTGGTGCATCGGACACAGGCAGATAAGGTTATCATCGTCAAGCCGTTTGCTGTAATCGACTGCAAGCGGTGTGATATGATGCACCTGGATATCATGCGAATATATGCCGTTTTTGAGACATACACGGCATAAATTGCGGTCTCTTGCGGCTATATGCTCACGCTTTTTCTGCCACACAGAAGTGCTTCGGAACCTGTCCGCATTTGAACGTCCTTTGCGGTTCTTGGGCTTATAGGGACAGACATAGCCTTGTGGGTGTATGCCGCCGCAATATACGCAGCTTTTGCGCATAATATGCCCCCTTTACACTTTGCTATGATAATAGCATAGCACAAAAAACGGCGTTTGGAGTACGCATTTTGTCCGCAATTTGTCCGCAGATTTTCCGCAGGACTTCCGCTCCCTTATTATTCGGCTGACAAGCCAAAAAGAGCAGCCGAAAAATGCTGCAATGCTCCTGCGCAGATACTGTAGGCTTTTGTGCGCTCAACGTGAAGATTTGAACAGATATGCCCTATGCTGTTATATTCGCTGTTTATGTACCTGATAACAAGAGCATCTCGCTCAGGCTGGCTGAGTGCTGACAACGCTTTATCTATGAGCTGTATCTCACGCTCGATGATATCAAGCCGCCTGCGCATATTGTCCCGCTTAGTGATAACATCACAGTAGGTCTCGTCACGCTCACGTCCGCTCCCTGCCCCCTCAGTGCTTCCGGGAGAACGTATGCCCTCAAGCTGAGCGTCAAGTATCTCTATCCGCTCCCGCAGGTTCTTTACACCCTGCACGTTGAATTTGTAGTTTCTCAGCTCTTTCACAGCTTCTGCTTTCCAGTCGATCTCTATCATTTTACTCTCCTTCCCTTTATTGATACAGCCGCAAGTGCGGCTTTCTTTGCGTATGATCTGCCACGTTTGTATTTATCGCATTCCTCCACAGTGCAGCCCCTCGGCGCTCCGGTGCTTAGGATATACCCGCAGGCTGTTCGATGTTCGTCACGGAAGCGATAAACACAGGTATTACATTTGGACATTTGGGCTGCCTCCGAGCAATTCGGGATTATCGTGAATGTTGCCGATGACTTCTGCTGCAAATTCGTCTTTCTTATTTAGTGAAACACATCTCAAAATAGATGAATTTTCCCAAGCGGTAGGATTTGGGGCGTTGACACGGCGCACACCAAAGCTTGAAATTTCATCAATCCAAACAATCACACCAATTGTTGTAGCAGAATATGCAGTGCCCTTAACGATATCCCCCTCGAAGATTTTCACGCCGTTCTTGTCGGTAAGACCTGTGTACTGTCCGATTGTATTATGATCAATTTCAATGCCGATAACACCGCTTAAATCTTTCATTTCAGCAGGCAGATTTTCAAAACGATTATCATATAATCGGGTTACTAGTCCATAAATCCAATCCCCGTTTTTATAGTTTGTTCTGTGGCTGCCTATATCTCGGTTTATGGCTTTTGCTCGGAATAAAATTTCACGTTCCATTGTTTTCACCTCCGTCCATCTTTTCCCCGCAGTCGGGGCAGTAATCCGATAAAACAAATTCGTCATTACAGCTAAATATAGCTTCGTTGCCACAATTGGAGCATTTATATCCCGCAATTGGGTCACGTCCTGCAAATTTAGGGTTGAAGCCTGTCATTTCGCTTTCTGATATTGGCTCCCAAAATCCACGCTTCACGGGTGTAACCGTTATTTCTATTTCCCCGTCTTCTACCATTGTTTCTTGAAGAACTTCTTTGATAGCTTCAGGAAGCACTTCTAAACTAATAGACAACATATCATCTGAAATGTTTGTCCTGCATACACCGAATTTAACGATAAACTCTTTGTCAATATTTACATTTCGTATTTCAGCCATTGTCAGTCCTTCTTTCCATAATATAGCACCAGCTCTGCGGTGGGCGCACAATCTCTACTGGTTCCCCAAATCGTGTTGTCCCTCGCAGTCTGGCAAAATTGCTCATCGTGTAAGGCTCATCGTAAGCTTTGAAGTCGGAGATGTGCCAAAGATACACAGTTTCACCCATCTCATACTCAAAGTATTCCTCATAGGTCATACAGGATTGAGCAAAAAGTGCAGGAGCATTAAACACAGTGTTCGGGGGTAATGTTTCAATATCGCTGCATATAAATTCGCCAATTACACCACCGTTGAAGATAGTCCACTTTTCCTCTGCTTCTTTTCTCCCATATCCTCCAAGCAGTGTATACTCCGTGTGCCAATCACCCCGAAATACATCGCCAACCACAAGATACGGTCTCGCCTTTGTGCAATAAATATAGCACTTAAACGGCGGTTTCAGCCTCGGCTTTGTCTTGCGGACTTCAATAGTCTTTTTCCCGTTTGCAATAAGTTCACACCACTTCGGCTGAATGCTGATTAAAACAGCTTCTTTATCCATTGTCAGCCCTCCTGTAAATATTTGCACCATCTCTGCTTGTCGCACGTTGGTGCTGTTGTATTCCTCGGACGGGATTTGCAGTTCCAACTATGACCCTTAACATCTGCATCTTTGTGCCAGCCTGCCGCACGCAGCGACACACCGCTTTCGGTATTCAAAATATATGTTATTATTTTTTTATACCCCATTTCCTTTGCTATCCGTGCAGCCCTGGCATATAAAAAACTACAAACGTTCGGCGTACCGTCTGAGCACAATCGTACAACCTCGACAGTTTCTCCGTCGTCCAGATTTCGTGAAACTGGGCGTGCGACTTGCACGATGCCGACTAATTGCCCCGCAACTGCACAGCCTATACGAAATTTGTCCCTGTGGACATGCTCATGATGTCTATGCAACTTGTCAACAAATTCGTTTGCTGTCCGTAATTCAACGGGTACCGCTTTCATCAACTTGTTGGCTTTTTCGACGGATTCAACGTCATCAATCTCAATCATCTTCTTCACCGCCTTTTATCGTTCTGAGCAGCTCCACAAGTATTACCTTTCGGTCGCCGTAATTCATTCTGCGTTCCTCAGCCTTCGCCTTTTCGATATCCACCTTGCGGATTTCATGATTGCAGATCGCAATCTCACTGTTTATAGCATCAGCAATGATTTCATTGCGTTTAACCGCATCAATAGCAGCCTGCAGCGCTTCTGCGTCCTGGTGGAATATTTCATCGTCGCCGTCATCGGTAAAATGACCCTCAGCTTCGGTTTTCAAATCCTCAAGATGACTTATGATTTGATTTTCATTCATTTTTGCATATCCTCCTAATTTCAATTTAAATGCCATTTTTAGGCACTTTGTGTTTTGGCGTGGAAATTACCCTACCCTCATCCGTAAAACCTCATACGGCTTATTTCTGTGGGCTTGTCGTTGGTTTGGCTGCACTCATGGCGTTCAGTTTCTGCAAAACAGTCTTTTCGGTGACGTTTTCGCTTCTTGCCGCAGATATCACAGCAAGCGCAGTCCTCAGTGCCTCGGTAACATCTTCGGGAAGTTTCAGCGGAGCCTTGCAGAGAGCTGCGCAAAGGCTCTCAGTCGCCTTGATAGCCTCCTGGTGCTTTCGGCACGCATCGACATAAAGAAATCGCTGCTTGATATCCTCGTTGTACTGGGACAGGAGGCGCTGCTTTTCGGCAGCAGCCTGCTCCAGACTTATGGCTTTGCTTTTGAACATCGCATATACGCCGCAAAGTCGTGCAAAATATCTGTACTCAGCCGCAGGAAACTCAGAGCAATCAATTACCTGACCCTTGCAACCTGCATTATAGCAGTCGGTCTCCAGCTGCTTGAAAACAGCCGGATCAGAAAAGCATTTCTTCAATTTACACCTCCGGTTTATTCTTTCGGGCATGATCCATAATCAAGCCGAGATCGAATGACGGCTGCTTTGAAGGCTGTGCCTTTGCGCCGTCTTCCTCTATCCACTTAATAACAGTGTCATAATGATTTTTGTAAGGTGCTTTGCCGTTGGAATAAAGATAATGGTCTATTTTGTCAATATATCGTTCTACAACAGCCTGGCTGTATTTTTCACAAAGGTCATTGTATTGTTTTTGTGTCAGGTGTATTGTGTGGTGTTCGCCCATGGGGCGCATATTACTATGTAATACACTAACACTATCACTATCATTATCAATATCATTTACATTCTCATTATCATTAACACTATCATTATCAGTATCGTTTGTATTACAAAAAATACTTTTGTATTCATTTGTATCGTTTGTATCGCACAAATCTCCCGTTGCTTTTTTGGCAGAATTAACCTTATCCCACCTTTTCTTGATATTTTCAGAGCGCTTTTTGCACGTTTCTTCGTACTTCTGCAAATCGTTGTCCAGCTGATTTGAGATAAATGAGAATGCCATAGCCGACATTCCGTCAAGGTCTGGCAGCCTGCCATTATTCACATAGCAGAAGATCGCCTTGAACAGCTTCCCTGCTTCATCGTCTGATAATCGTTCTATATGCTTTATATAATCCGCATAAAGGATAAAGCTCTTCTTTTTCGGCATTCAA